CTGCTGCTGTGGCCATGATGTACCTGCCTTTCAGTTGAGATGCACGTGTTCGACAAGGAACGCAAAAAGAGCGACAATCATAGAAACAAAGGCAATGAGAATTGATGCTCGAATCCACCACTGGTCTTTGGCTGAGAGTTCAGCTTTTTTTGTATTGTCAATTTTGGTCTCGATCTCATTCATAGATTTCTCAAGCTTGGCTTCGATCTCATCCATGTATTTCTCAATTTTGGTCTCAATCTCTTTCGTGGATTTCTCAAGTTTGGCCTCGATCTGTTCTTGCCTTTCCTCAAATTGTTTCTTGCCACTTTCCAGGCGCTCATGTAAACGTTGCATTTCTTGTTGATGTTGTGCTTGCAAGGACTTGAAGGCTTCTTGATAGTCGCGGATCGCGTTACGCACTGACTCCTCAATCTGCGAGTCACGCTGAATGAGTGAGACGTGCCGTGTTTCATACACATCTTTTTGTACTGTTGAGCTAATCAGCTCAGTGCGCAGTTTCTCAATGTCAGAGCGTGTCACGCGATCCAGAGCCAAGCCATTGACTTTGTTGTCTAGATCGTTGATTTTAGCGACCAGAGGCACGATGGCCGTCTGGATCGCAGCTTGTACGACGTTGGCAATTTCTAAGAGATCTTGATTCGTGTTGCGTGGTGACATGAAGATCAAACCGCACCAGACGGGCTGCCTGCTGTCGCCTGGATCACGGTGCCACTAACCTGCAAGATTTGGGCATAAGTCAGGTTGAAGACATGATTAATGGCAGAATTGTACGCATTCTGTGCATCGTCCAGGTTGGCGAACAATTGGATGTTAGGCAGAGAACCGGGATTATAAGGGTCGCTGCTCGCAAAGATGAGAACGTAAAGATCCTGTGTCATGATGTGTACCTTTCTGTGCTAATAGCCAATGAGAACGACCTGTCCACTGCGTGCAACGGTGTTGCCGCCACCTTCTTTGATCGTGTCGTACGGCCCGACCTGCCCAATGGAGTGGCTAAAAATGGTCGAAACAGTCGTCGATGACCCATCAGATGAGTTGCCAAGTGCCGTGATCACGCTGATGCCTTGCGTGCTGCCACCGCTCAAAAAGCTCAAGCCTTGCGTGAAGCCAGCAAAGATTTGTCCGCCACTCGTGTATGGCGCATTGAGCACGACATTATTGGCCGATCCTGCATTTCTATAGTTAGAAAAGTTAATCAGCGTGATCTTGAGCGATGTGCCACCAACAAAGAACTCACCGACCGTCATGGTGCCGCTGGTCGAGCCATTTTTGACCGTGTTATGCACCGCGAGATTCATCAGGCTCGTGCCAGTCGCTAGACCTTTGGCGGTGACGATGCCTGACGATGCAGAAACGTTACTATCTGTAGCCGCGCTATTAACGGTAGAAAGATAGCTTTCAAGCGCATTTAGAAACGCTGCACTAATTCCTGGTGCAGATCCATTCGTCCAGGGACCGTAAGGTGTATATGCCATGTTTTATACCTTTATGCATGTGTAAATGTAAAATCTAGCTGAAATTGTATGGATTCGAGGCTGGTCTTACTGTTGTGATGGTAGAGACCACGCGCCAGCAGTACTCCAGTGTTTGCCGTTGCAGTCGCACTGGACCCGCCAAAGAAGCCGACTTCTTCGATGTCGTCACCGATGGCGTCGGTCGGAGCCAAGTACATGTTGATGAAGATCTCACCGGTTGCACCATTGGTGTAGCTCGTCACGGCCTTACGAAACACCTCATTGACAAGTTTCGTATCAGCAGCAGTGGGCGTTGTTGTACCGCTTCCTAATGCCACATAGGTGATTTTTGGCACAGATGAGCCTTTACTGCTATCCCGATAGAGGTTTGCCCCTGCATCGGTAATCTGGATGGTTGACATAACTCACCTCCTTTCTCAACATGGGTAAAGCGAAGTTGAGGGGTACAACGTAGTATTAACGACAGGACAAGCATAAACATTCACCGTTAAGTTAGCCGACATGGCAAGCGAACCCGTGAACGATTGCAGGATAGAGATGGATGAGCCAACACCGACATTGATGCTGTTGCTCGGCTGTTGCTGCTTGAGCAATGCGCTGAAGAAGTCCACCCAGGACACGTCGTATGGCCCTTGTACCGCGGTGACGGTGAACCAGATGTTAATGCCGTCAATCTGGTCGGATGCCTGTACTGTCTCGATCAGCATTTGCGCACTGTTGAGGTTGTGATTGGGCAAGTTGACGGTGACGAGCTGGCCCTGCTGGAAGCCCGTTTGTAGCGTCGTGAATTGCAACTGCACACCTTGCTGCGCATAGCGCGTCAAGAGTTGGCCTGCCTCACTCAGTCCATTGCTAAGTGAGGTGAGTGTGGCGTCCTGTTCCACATCCTCAATGATGCCACTGGTGCCGTCAATAGAGGCCTGATACGCGATCTGTCCACTATTCTGGGCATAGATGACCGATGGATACTGACCGATGTAGGTGACTTGCAATGTGTCGCTACTGGTGAGCTTCGTGCCACTGCTATCCTGCGTGATGACGGGATCACCTTGAGCCCAGTAGAAATCAGCGCCAGAAGTGCCCTTGAGCGCCACTACTTTGGCAACACCATTCACCGTGATGGTTGGCACTGCCGACAACTGGTATCCCATTGTCCAGCTTTGGGTGGTGCTATCGCCTTTACGGGATTCGGTTTGCGTTACTGTCTGCTGATACCCACCAAGGATGTATTGCCCGTTCCTGTAGGTTGGATTGGCACGCGTCACCGTGCAGGGGCTTTTTACCTGCTCAATCTGCGTACCATCGACTACGGTGCTATTCACAATGGCAGTGTAGGGTACAAACCAGAGCTTCTTATTCTGATCAATTTGCCAATAATACGGGACGCCTGCCGAGCTAGCTTGTTTGACCAGTGCATCCAGGGCCTCAGACACCTTGCAATACACAAAGGTCGCCTGCGGAATGAGCCCAACGTTGCCACCAGGATAGAGCGTTGTGCTAGGATAGAGCGTCGTGCTAGGTGTGACGCCATCGTAGATCTCACCGACTGTTACGCCTTCCTGGCTCAAGATGTTCGTGATGAGATCCTGCACAATGTAGCCACAGGTCTTGTTGGTGTAGCCTGCCACGACACGCCGCTTATCTGCCAGATAGTGCTGATCAGTACAGGTGATCGTGTGGATGAGCGACGACTGGAACCCTGGTTGCTGCTCTTTGGGCGTCGTGATATAGCCACTAAAAACCAGCGTGCTCGTGGTATCGTAGATCTGGACCTGCTGATATTGTTGGAAGTGTGACGCAGTATCAGAGTGGACGGTAAACGATGCCTGGCTGCGCTTCCCAATCGTGTTTTGAATCTGCAAGGTGCCTGCCAACGTTGTGACAGCCTGACCATTGATCACAACGTTGTACGTCTTTGGTGGTGGATTCGTCGGTGAGTACAGCCCGGCATTGGTGGCGACTGATCGTACTGGCATCGTTTAACCTCCTCTCTGATGTGATGTGCTATGCAAGAACGTGATAGTTAAAGCCATAGGTCGTGTTGCCCTGGCTCGCAGATGGCGCGTTGACCGATGACACAGTAAATGTCGTGCTTGTAGCGCTCACGTAGAGGTTGAGCGATGCGCTGGCGCTATTGATTGGTGTAAGCACTACACGCGGGTTGGTGTACGACTTTGAAAAGGTAACTGTCACTTGCGAGCCAGCGCTGGGAGATGTGCCTGTCCCAAAAGTCACCTGCCCGTCGAGATCGTTCCCACTGATCACGGGTGATGGCGGAGATGTACCAGCGTTCGCGCCTGCTGCTGCGGTTGCCGATCCACCAACCGCGACCACATGACCAAGGACCTGAGTGTTCCCACCTTGCGCGTTGGTGTTATCGAACGAACTGAACGTGGCAACATTTTGTGCATCGTTGTTGGCAAAGTAGACTTGCCATGTATGGCCGATCTGGGAACCGTTGGTGCTAATGTTGAAGCCCTGGCTACTTGCCTGGTTGCCGCCGTTGACGGTGTTCCCAACAATCGTACAGATGGTTGTGTTACTGCCAGAGCCAGTGACACGTATGCCCCTGTAAGGACCGGTCGCACTGCCATTCTCATAATTGACCGTGTTGCCAATACAGAACGAGCCACGCCCATCAATGAGCGTCATATCGATGCCAGCAATAAAGGTGCTGGTGCCAGAGCCAAACCCATCTATATAATTACCGATCATGCGTGTTGCGTAGCACTTGGACGCTGAAATGCCTGCTGTTCCAGTGCCATAGATGTGATTTCCTGCAATCAACCATCCTGGTGCCATATCCACTGCGATAGCAGCCAACCCAGCACTTTGCACGATGCAATCTTGCAAAAAGCCATCGGTGCAGCTATTCAAGACAGAGCCATCGTCTTTGATGTGGATACCGTTCTGTCCAGGGCTACGCACTTGCAAGCGATGAATTTTAGGTTCAACACACGTGTTGGTGATGTGGGTGCCGCCCTGGTTGAAGGCTGTGAACTGGAAGCCGTCGCCGGTCACGTTGTTGATCGTGAGGCGCTCAAAGATGGAAAAGTAGTTCATCGCCACGAGACCATGCGCGCTGGTGCCAGTGGTCCCACCGTTGCCATTGATTTGAAGATCCCGAATCTCAACCGGATTGCCACCCGTTGTCGAGTTGTTGTACCAGTCGGATGCAGCCAGGACTGGCGTACTCAACGCTGCACTAGCGCTCACTTTGATGATCGTTCCACTGTCGCTATCTCCTGCACCCACGATGACACAGTTGCCAGGGTAGATCAGCGTCGCGTTGACGAGGAACGTGCCGCGTGGAAAGCGGATGAGCGAGCCAGTCGTGGCCGCATTAAAGCAGGCTTGGATGGCTGCGGTGTCGTTCGTCACGCCATCACCAACTGCGCCGTAGTTCGAGACCCACAACTCTTTTTGAATGGGCACGACCACGCTGGAATAAGAAGTAGTCAGCGCTGACATACTATAACCATCCTCTCAGCACAATGTTGCCTGCTGACGTTCCATTTATGTTCTGGTTTGCAGCGGTGAGCAGGTGTACAGCCGTGACTTTGACATCTAACAGCAACATCTGACCAGGATAGAGCAGGGGTGAGCCTGCGCTCGTCGCTGTATCGAGATCAAACTGTACATTCGCGGTGGTGTTGTTTTGCAGCAGCAGGTGGTTGACCTTCGATCCAAACGACCAGGAGGTATCAGAACCGCCCGTCGTGGCTGTAGGATTGCCACCAGCCGCTGCCACGTAGCCTGCCACTGCACTGATCACGACACGCTGTGGACCGTACGTCGTGTTGTTCTGGGTCGTGCTTGAGTCGAGTTCTTTGGCGGCTACAGCGTTGGCATTCGGATCATAGCCGCCCTCAAAATCGACGCCATCAGCCGATTGTGGAATATTGAGACCGAGTGTAGACACACTTACTCCTTTTTACATGCCGGTTGATCCGGTTCCATAGCGTATAGCATCAACAATGTAGGGCATGAGACCCTGCGCTAAAAGACGACCATCAAGGTACACTGGCGCGGGTTGGACAATGATTTGAGGACCGCTCGATGAGCCAAGCAGGTGATTCGGGATGACACTTGCGCCGCGTGGAATTCTGAGCACCTCTGGCCCACGCTCCCCAACGAGGTAATCACCTTCGACCGGGTTGAAGTTTGTCCCATTGGCATAGCCCACGTAGCCGCCACCATTGGCGATTGATTGAATGCCAGGCACATTGAACACACTGCCATACCTTGCCTGTATGTATCTTATTGCCGCTATTGCATTATCTATCGGATTTAGTATATTGCCGTGACCTGGGAGTGCATAAGCAGCGAAGGTTGCACCGATGGTCTGGAACAATCCACGTGATGGATCGCCATTGAGCGCGTTGATGTCCCAATCGTTCTCAGCGTTCGGATTGCCACCACTCTCATTCATGGCAATCGTGGCGAGCGCTCCAGCCCAATTGCCAGGGACACCAGTGGCAGCCATCGCAGCAGTGATCCACGATTGGACATTACCCGGCACATTGACAGGAGAGCCACCAGAACCGCCACCAAAGTTGAAGCTCGGCATGTGCTTCCCAATCCAGTCCACAGCCGTGTCTTTGAGCTTGCTGAGGATACCAGCAGACATATCATTGAGTGCGCCAGGAAGAGACGGTGCACCGATGTGGAGAGCACCGAGCACGTTGTTGAGCAGGCTACTGGCACCGCTGCCAATCCAACTGAAGAAGTCACCCAGAGCGTCACCAACGCCACCTGCATAGCCGGGTACGCCCATCGCTTTGAGGAGAGACTTGGTTTGCCCTGCTGGTAGCACACTTGTGCCGGGTGGTAGCATGGCAATCTCAGGACCTTGCTCACCAACGAGTGCCGGGCCTCCAGGGTGTCCACCTGCCGGGGTACCATCGGAATAATGCGGGATGCGTCCAATATGCACAGTAGCGATGATGTCACCTGCACCCAACTTCTCAGACACTGCATCGATGGCGTTACCGAAGCCATTGACGAAGCCTTCTACCGCGCTGATACCATCGTTCAGGTGGTCAATGATCCCATTGATGAGGTCGTGGAAGATGCCACCAGCACCGTCTTTGATCTCGTTGAAATGATCCATTATGGTGTTCTTAAAGCCCATCACGCCGTTGACGATGGCGGTATAGGCTCCTGAGAAGATGCCTTTGATGATCTCCCACGCGCCATTTAAGTACGTCTTGATGCCTTCCCAGATACCTGCAAGCATGTCTTTAAAGTCGGTCCAGGCTTGTTGCCAGTTGCCACTCAGGAGGTCAAGACCGATCTTGATGATACCCTCGACGATGGCCCAAGCGATCTTGACGATGCCCATGATTTCATCCCAAACACCTTTGAGGATTTGAGAGGCATAGGGCCAGACCACCTTCCAAACTGCCATGAAACCGTCAATCCCTTTGTTGAGGTTATCGAGCCATTGAGAGACGATTGGAGCCACACGATCAACGATCTCGCCTGCGAATTTGCCGATGGCATCGACTGCTTGCATGATGTAGGGCGTGAGGAACTTGATGGCAGTGCCCAGACCATCAGAGACGATACCAGCAATCTTGATGATGATCGGAATGGCTTTCTCCATCACTGGCAGCATAGCCTCAAAGGCGTGTTGCATCGAGTCGTGTATAACGCTTGCGATGTGCTCGATGACTGGTAGCAATCCAGCCAGGGCCTGACCGAGATTGATGAATCCTGGCTCAGCCTGCTTGAATGTGGGTATCACGCTTGACTGCCACCAGTTGGCAAGGTCCTGTGAGTGCTTCATGAGCACTTGGATCAGGTTCACCCCTGGCATCATCGAGAGCATGCTACTACCAGCCTGTTTTGCGCCATCAATGATCTCGCCAAAATCCATCTGGTTCAGTGTGACAGCGACATTGTGAATATGCACAGATGCCTCATGCATGATATCCGTCAATGCCTTGAGCGCCCCTGATGCGAGATCATTGGCCTGCTTAGATGCGCCTGACATGGAGAAGCCAAATTGACCAAGCAGCATGCCAGCTACATCACGAATTGAATTGAAGAGAAAGCCGAGCTGATCACCAAGTCCCTTGGCTTGCACCAGGAACATTTGCACCGGGCCTGATTGAAACGCCTTACCCAGAGATGAGCCAAAATGCTCCAGTGATGGTATCGCCGTGTTCGTAAACCAATCACCGAACTTTTGAAGGATAGGCATCACATTACTGGACACCATGTTCATGAGGTTTGTCAGCACAGGCAGGAGCGCCGTGCCCATGTTTTGCTCAAAGTTCTCTAACCGGTTCTTCGCAATATCCAGAGCCCCTGCAAACGTCTTGCCAGCAGCCGATGCCGACCCGCCAAATTCTGTCGATAGCTCTTTCAACATGACCTTCTGTGCGCCAACCACATCATTGTGAGCCATCATCGTCTTGATCTGCTCTTTCTCCTGAGCAGAGAATGAGACGCCCACACGCTGTAATGCGGTGAGTCCTGTTGTTGGATCACCCAGGGCTTTACCGAGCATCATGGCTGCTTGTGTCGGTCCCTGATGCATCGCTTGGGCCATATCCAGCATGGTCTTGGTGGTGTCTGGAAAAACCTGCTTGCCGATGCCAGTGAAGGTGAGTAACATATTCTCACCTTGCTGTACCGTGTCTTTGCTGAAGTCGGTGACATTTGAGAGGCTCGTGGCAAGATTCGAGATGGATGATACCGTCATCCCACTAGCATCGCCTGTACTCCTGATAGCGGCTGCTGTTTGTGCCTGAGCTTGCTGGTTCTGTTGCGCCGATTGTATGAGGTTCGAGGTCACGTTCTTGACGGTGCCCCAGATCATCTGAGCACTCATCACGCCCATGCCGATCTTGCCCACAAAGTCGACGAGACCGCCCGCTGTCTCTCTGATGGCAGACAGGAAACCACCGCCTGTGGCCTCTTCCGCTTCAGATGCACCCTGCTTAAGCGTCTGCATGCCCTCACTGGCATCGACTGCACCCGTCTTGAGTTCTTCAAGCCCTGCCCGTGCCTGCTGTGCTTTGTCCTGCAATAAGACGAGGTTAGCTTCTGCTTCTGGGATACCAGACACCGACTCACCAGCGTTCGCTGCATTCTGGAGCGTCATCAGTTTGTCGCGTGCTTGCGAGACCTTCTCTTCAAGCAGTGTGAGCTTGGCTTGCGCAACATCCACATCAGTTACAGCGTTGCCAGCGTTATAGGGCTTGATGGTGTTGAGCGTCTCTTGTAGCGTGGTAGCAGCCGTGCCAACTTCCCTCAGGTTGGTTTTTGCAGTATCAGCACCGGAAATACTGACCTCGGCTACGAGCTGTGTGACACTTACACCCATTTTGCTGCTACTTTCTACTACTGCTATTGATGTTGATCGAGTATTTTCTTGGCTTGTTTCTCTGCTGACATGGCAATAAGTGCCTTGTCACGCCAGAACACCGACCTCTCCAATAAATCCCACGGGGGTACACCCAAGTACTTGGCTGCTACGATGAGCGGATACCAATCAGGCATCCACGCTGTTTCTGTTTCTTCCCCAAGTACCAGATAGCGTCTCAGTGCGACTAGTTCGGGGTCGTCTGAGACGCCAGTCCTTCCGGGCGCACATCGCTCACAATGGCCTTGTAGATCTTGAGCCGGAAGTCCAGTGGTAGTTCAGAGAACCGCGTCGCATCGATGGGAAAGG